CTGGCGCAGGTGCTGGCGCAGGTGCTGGCGGAGGAGGAGCATCCATCATTGGGGGTTTGCCTTCGGCAATCTTTCTTAAATCATCTAAGTTAACAGTAAGAACTGTTTTTTCGCTTTGCGTCCACTTCCATCCAAAAATACCAGGGTTTTGAATTACTTGTGGTGTAATTTTTAGTCCAATGCTGGTAAGCTGATCAGCAAACTCTTTACCTTGGCCAAAGCCAATATCTTTAGTAGTAACTACTGTGCCTTGATCGTTTGCGCCACCGCCTTTACTATTTGCCATCATATGGTGCAACAATGTACCTGTTTTGCCGCCGTCTTCAATATAGTAACCGTTAACCATAAACAAGTCATTTGCTTTTTTAACTGAATTTTTAAGAATGGCTTTAGCTTTATCTGCATTTTGTCGACGAGTATAAACTTCATCGGCATTTTCAGGTTTTGGAATTTGTGCTGGAGCCGCCGCTGGTGGCAAATTTCCATTAGCATCAATTGCTTCAGCTTCTTCAATCTTTTTAAGAGTTGCTAATAAATCATGTAATCCGTTCATATTAAAATCCTTTACTTTAATCCTGATAATTTTCTAATGATAGACAAACTTTCGTTAATGCTCCCGTGTTGTGGTACTGGAGATTCTTGGCCGTTTGGGTTAACGCCTGCTAACTGTCGCATTCTATCATGTTCTTGTTTGTGTACATTGCTTGGCGGATCGATCTTTCGAGCGGCCATAATTACACGTTGCATATCTCTAGGATTCGCACCTGGAAATTGTTTAGTTAATTTTGTTTCTAAATCGGTTACACCGCGAGTAAAATTATGTTCTTCTTTGTTATAGAACCCGCTAGCAAATGACATCATGTCTTCAAAACTGTCGCCTGCTGGTTCACTTGGCGGAGCAATCTCTTTAGCGGCTGGATCTTCTGGATCCATACCAAGTTCCAACATAACATCGTGCAATGTTTTGTTACCAATTTTAGTATCTGCTTTAGCACCTTTCTTCAACGCCAACTGTGCTAATGCTCGGGCACGTTCCATACCTTTGCCTGCTTGTGCTGGCTTTTTAAATGTTGATTTATGTTTGTCAGCATCTTGTTCTTCTTTGCTGTTGTACCAAGGAGCATGATCATCGCTTTCTTGTACTGGTGGAGGTGTTGGGCCACCTTGTTGCGGTTCTTCTGGTGGAGCTCCTTCTGGAGGTGCTGGAGGTGCTTCGCCTTCTGGTGCAGGTGGAGGAGGAACAGGTGCGGTTTCTTCACCTTCCGGTTTGTTTTCAGCATTACCTACGCCTTGTGGAAATACTTCCTTAGCCAGTTTAGGATCATGTTGCTGTAAAAATACTTGTATGATTGGACGAGCATCGAGATTAGGATCGCTGTCTGCTATCATTCCGTGCAATTCATGATCGTTAATTAAATCTTTGATAGAGTCTAATCGATTAGGATCGCCTTTTAATTCTCCCTGGGCCATTAATTCTTTTAATTTTTGAATAGCATCAGGATTACCGGCAAGTGCATCTGCACCTTCATCTTCGGAAACAATAGCATCTAAGAAACTTTCAAATTGTGATTCTTCTTTGAGACGCTTACCGTCTTTATCATATTTTCCTGATTTCTTTTTAGAGATAGCAACGGCGGCTTGGATCGCCGAGGCGCCTGCTTCATCTAATAAATCATCCGGATCTAATTCTTTAGTTGGAATTTCGCTTTCGTCGACTAGTTTATAAATGTATGGAAACACATCTTTTAGTTCTTCTTTAAAGCTACGTACTGTCAAACGGTCCACCCAGTCTAACATAAGTTCTTCTGGGATTTCTTTAGCTTCGTACGGGCTGAAACTTTCTGCAAATTGTTCGTAATGTTTAGATTGTTGTAGCTGATGTATTTCTTTTTTAACTTGATCAATGCGTTCAATAACTTTATCATTGACAGCACTCATAGATTCTGACACTACAGGAGTACGACTAACATAACCTTTGAACATGCGTAATTTGCTTAATTCTTCGCTTAGACCAACAACATGTTGTCCAATAGAATCGTACGGATTGCCACCGTGAGCAATATGTTGTGCCATTGCGCGAGCACCATTTAAGTGACGTACTGGATAACGGAAACGTTCGCCTTGTGCATTTTCAATATAGATTGCATCAATGTGCATTGTACGTCCTGCGGCTAAGTCGTAGTTAACAGGCTTGCTGTGTCTTACAACAATGCGAGTCTCTCCTAAGTCTTGGTAACTCACTTTTGAGGTACCCCACATTTTACTTTCCGTCATTGGTTCTTCTCCGCTTTTTGCATGGAATTCGTAATCTCTTTTATCTAAGCTACTCTTACCCATGTTATTAATTTCGTATTTTAACATGTGTGATCTAGCAAAATTTCTAAAACTTCTAATGAACTTGTATGCACTGTGTTCAGTAGTTTCTTCTTCGTCGTTGGTTAAGTCACCGCTGATTTGAATTACTATACCATCTTCTGCATCTAAGTTAATAGAAATAGTTCCTAACGGTTGTCCGCCTTCCTTATATTCAAACTCAAAGAAACGTGCCTTAGGAATATCTTCTTTTTTGCTCAATACTTGGGCTTTTTCGTCCGCCATTTTAATGTCGGGAAAGCGGGTTTGTATCTTGCCGTACAGCTCTTTTGCTACTTGATCTAAATTTGGTTCCATATGATATTTATCACAGCCCTGATATAAAAATAGGCATCGGCGGTTCGTAATCTTCTTGGAATTCGTCCCCTGTACTGATGCTGTCAAACACCCTAATGTCCCAATCTGCTAGTACTGCGCTTAGTCGCACAATCAATAACAAGCTAGAAACTAGGTCGTCGTGTAGTCCTACTTTAGCTTTAAAAGTAGTTCCGTAGGCTATAAACCCTTTAAGTTCGCTGATAGTTTGCTTACTAAAAATCTTCATTTTGTCTGTTTCAATTAAGAATTTCAAGCGAGCGCAAGCTGATATTTTGTTACCAAATGTAGTGTTAAATCCTTTACGGAATTTACGTACATTGCCCTTGCGGACTGGTTCGCTAACAAACATACCTGGAAAAGTTTCCTCTCCTTGGTCAGCAATACATATTAGCGCACTTTCACCTACTGTATTATTTTCTACACTCCAGTATATACTATTATTGTTATTTTCGCCTATCTTCTCTTGAATATACCTTAAAATTTCACGTAATATTCTTACTTGTCCTTCTACTGGAGTAATGTTATGTTGCCACTCGCCTATCTGTGTAAAGCTAGGCAACTCAAAAACTTGTATAGCGCCAAAGTCTCCGCCTGTACCTAAGCTAGGATCAAGTGCTACTGCATATAAATTACCAGCCTCAGGTTCTTTATACCAACGTACTTGGCCCATCTTGTGTTTAGGATCTCGCCCTAATAGCTCGGCTAGTTTAATGGAACTAATTAGTGTTTCGTCATAGACCAAGAACTCGCAACCGTATTCACGACGGAAACGTTCTTCACCAATACGTCCCATTTCGGTTGCTTTCCATGCATCGTCTCGATCTGGGTGTTCCCACCACTGTGCCATAAAGCCATGGAAGCCGTTACGCCCGATGCCGTCTTCTTTTTCATTGCCAAACTCATCAAATAAGTCTTTACTTTCTTTCCAGATAAGAGCAAAAGTATCTTCGTCACTGTTAGGTGTTGAAGTAATAATTGCTCGTCCACCAGTTGCTAGCGTTGGCGATATCGAAGTCCAAAATTCTTCAGCAATGTTAGGTTGTACGAAAGCAAACTCATCGCAATATAGTAAGGATATGGACATACCACGACCGGTGTTACCAGTAGTAGTAGCTGATACAATTCTTGATCCGTTGTCAAAGTCAATACTCCCTTTGTTATAACTTACTACACCGCATCTGATATGATCTGGGCATAGTTCATATCCATAGCGGATACGTTGCATAATTTCTTGTGCGCCTGTGTACTTGTGCGCGGCTACTAGAACTGTCTGATCCGGATGGAACATAGCATACCATAACAAATATGCCGAGGCACATGTGGTCTTACCGCTTTGACGCGGTAGCATGTTAATGTTGAATCGATAATCGTGATAGGCATTTAATAATCGTTCTTGATATTCATAAGGTTCAAATTTAATCTTGCCTTTTACAGGATGCTGAATGTGAAAGAAATTCTTACTAAAATGATGGTATCCGTTCTCGGGGTCAGAACACATCATCAAATCGTTAATTTGATCTTCAGTAAAGCGTTCTTGTCTATGCGCCTTTTTTACTAAGACGCCTTCTAGTGATTTTGCCATATGTTTATTTAATGAAAAAAATAGCTCCCGAAGGAGCTATTTGGCACTGTAAACAGAGTGCTAACTGCGACGAATTTATCTCTTTATGCCCATTTTGGCAGTAAATGTCTTAATATCTTGCATGGCTTTTGCAAGTGCAGGGGAGTCTGGATCTCCTGCATTTATTGCCGCTTCTAAGTTAGCTTGAAGTTGTTTCCACTCAGGACTGCTTTTAATTGCACTGTAGTCGTTGGGATTAGCAGGCTTCTGTGCTGGCATAGTGGGCATTGTTGGAGCAGGGGCTGTGTTTTGCGGCATTTGTTCAAAGCCTTCGTCGTACTTGTTATACTTGTCACGAACTTTATCTAAATCTTTACCTTCTTTGCCTGCTTTAGCTAGAGCTTGCATACCTTTTTTACCGTATTTTTCATTACCTTTAGCCGCACGACTCATTGTTTTCTTTTCAGCCGATTCGCGTAATTTAACTGTTTGATATAAATTTGCCAAACGATCTTGTAAACCTTCTTTCATAGCCATTGGGTTGTCGCCACTACGATAGCTATGTTTAACCATACGTTGTGGTTCGTCTGAACCTTGGGCCAATGTATTACTCATGTAATTTTGACTTTGATACTTGGCATTTGGACGATTTGCAAATTCTTCAGAAGCTAATAAATCTTCACTACCTGAATCCGTTGGCATTGGTAAATCTTCTTCGTCTGTCATCTTATCGCCGCCAAATACTTTAGACGGATCTTTACCTAATGCATGTGCTAGTCCAACTGCTTGTACTACTGGAGCAATAGCATGTTTAATTTTTGGATCAATTTCGTCTTGTGCTGGTGCATCAAACTCGGGCTCCATCTCAGGCTGTTCATCGTCACCAAATTCTGGTTCTTCATCAGTTCCAAACACTATTTCTTCATGTCCGTCATCGTCACCAAATTCTGGTTCAACTTCTACTTCGCCGCCCATCATGCTAGCATCCATGTCTGGCTCAGAATCTATATGCATGTCCGATGGAGTAATGTCAACAATAGAAGGAGCACTGCCATGTGTGACACCGTCTTCAATGTTTTGTAATACTTGCATTAAATCACGGATGCCGCCTTTGCCTGTAGCGTTCATGCTAACGTTCATGCTAACAGTATCTTGTTGCGGCATTGGTGCGTGTGCTGGCATCATTTCGCCGCATTCGACTACTGCGCCTTCGTCAATTCTACGGATTTTTTGTGCTAGTTCTTGAAAATTCATTTTGCTTTTCCTTTGCCACTAATAGGACCTGTTGATGCAGGACTATCAGTCTCTTGCATAGGCTGGGCGGTTGCTTGTTTACCTTTAACAAATAACTGATCATTAGTGCCAGTTACTTCTTCTAATTCATGTTTAGTTGCATTTAAATCTTTCAAGAAACTCATCATACGCTTGTCACCAACTAAATCTTGATTGTCAGATTTTTCATAATCTGTACCAAGCAATGCACCTTTGCCGTCTGGTACAGCCATAAATTGTCCGTTCATTGCGGCTTCTGCTTCTTCGCCTAATGTGCGTACTAAAATTTTACTTTCATTAACACGGATAGCTTGTGCAAGTGCTTCTTTAACTACTTGGCTTGTTGTTGGATAATTTAACACTACGTCAAATACTGAAATTTCGCTAAACTTAACGTTAGGAAAATCAATAGGACTTTCCTGGATAGGTGTACGCTTAGGCTTACTAATGCTTTGTACATCAAACTTGTCTAATCCAAGTTTAACGGCATTTTCAAAGCCATCAGGCAAATCGCCGGCAATCTTGATCTTAAATTCATAGATCTTTTTGCTTTCTGTTAAGTATTCTTTAAATGATTTCATAGTGGTTTCCATCTAGTATTTATTTCATTTTCTTTAATTTTTCAATCAAGCTATTGCGGTCAGTTATAATAACTCCATCACCCTGTAAGCTGATTCCTTCGTCACTATTTGCAGTATCTTGGTCTAATTTTTGTTTCTTAAGCTGTAACTCAATCATCTTAAGTTTTTTATCAATTTTAGCGGCTTTTGCATCGATAGCATTTTTAAGCATGCCGCCAGCTACTTCGAAGATCCTACTGCTGTATCGTGCTTCTACATTCATACCTAAATCCATCAAGTCATCATAAGCATCTGTTGCACGTTGCGCTAGGGCATCAAATTCTGCGTCGGCCGCATCACCTAA